CTCTGTCTCGGTTACTAAACCGTCACAACACTGATGTCCACCCTCGATTCAGCCGAATGCGTCGAGAGACGCTACGATCGGGACTCGAGGCTCTACCTGTTCGTTCTAGTGAACAAACAGACTCCAAAACATGATTCCAATCATGCTCCTTGAGTTTATTCTCTTGGGGTTGGAGACGCCAGATACGACTACAAAACCACTGAGTAGACCGAGACCAATAGGCCTCGTTCCAAACAGCGGAATTGCAGCGAGAGAACTCGGCTATCCCGCCGTGGTTTGGGTTGTTAGTCAAATGAATCCTCTTGCGAGGCTCCACGAGACGCAACTTACGCCCGTTGGGAAGCTCCCGGATATACGAACGCCGCAAATTGCGGCTCCCGTTAAACCGAGAGTCAAACCGAGATCTTAGCATCTGATATGTAGAGCAGGCAGCCTCTTCGTAACCTGCCAAGCGTAAACGCATGGCTAAGTCACTTAGAGACTGCAATCCCTGTACATGTTCGGCATCGACTGTAGTCTTCCAGCGGAGCGGAGTGACGTTGACACCATTGAAGGCATCAACTCCACAAGACTCACGGAAGGCTCCTCGCCAAAAGGATTTAGTCCTATTGACGAGCAATCCGAATGACTCTAAGTCGGCACAAACCGACTCAGCGCATTCGGAAGGTATGACGATGTCATCACCGAACACAAATACAGCACCGGGTTGACGAAACCCGTGGCGCTGCATTGAAGCTACACATATAGACCAGAAGACTAAACTCTGAACAGGAAACGTTGTTGCGTTCCCCATAGGAGCGTAGCAGTTCAGATCAGCCCGAATGTTGGCAATATTGCCTATCTTCGGAATGATTACCTTCTGGGCTCGACAACATCCGAAGAACTTATACTTCCTCCCAAAGAGGAACTGTACAAGCGGCTCCGAAATGCGATCAGACGCCTCCTTCATGTCGATCGTGGCATAACGCCGTGATCTAGACGAAGTAAGAGCGATCCGACCGTTTACCGACTGATCGTCGAACTGGATCCGGCCTCGCGGCCAAGGACCAGAACAACGACGATTGAGAGAGATAGCTCTCTCTAGCTCGCGACGCAATCCCTGCTGTAGCCAAATAGCTTCAGCGGGATGGACACAAATAAGGCGTGGCCCACGGCTGTCTTTAGGGACAGCAATGAGTTTTGCCTCAATTATGTCTGTATACTCCAGATCCGTATGTTGACCACAATGCTCGCTATTAAAATAGAGAGCATAATAATCGCTATACGGATAGAGGTACTCTATAGTAGAGTACCTCTTCTCCCACCTCTCCTTAGAGGTAGTTACTGCACCAGGTCCGTGGGAAGGCTTTAACGCTTTC